AGGTGGTGGTCTTCATGCTCACGGTACATCAGGTGGTGGAGGATCAGGTGTTGTAATTTTAAGTTCACCTGTTCAGGCTTCAGCAACTACAGGATCTCCTACAGCTACTACAGTTGGAGCTAATTATGTATATGTTTTTAATGGTGATGGGTCAATTACATTCTAGGAAATAAATATGGCACATTTTGCAAAATTAGATAGTAACAATAATGTAATAGGTGTACATGTTGTTGTTAATGATGTTATATTAGACAATGGTGTAGAGAAAGAACAAATTGGTATTGACTTTTTATCTAATTTACATGGATACAATAATTGGAAACAAACTTCATATAATGGTACAATAAGAAAAAATTATGCAGGGATTGGATTTACATATGATTCTTCAAGAGATGCATTTATAGCTCCTAAACCATATTCTAGTTGGATTTTAAACGAAAGCACTTGTCGTTGGGAAGCGCCAGTGACATATCCTGATGATGGTAAGTTTTATAGATGGAATGAAGATAATAAAGAATGGGTGGAAAGTTAATAGTAATTAAATTAATATAAATAGTACCATACAATGGAGAACACATGGCTACTATTTTCAATTTGTTCCTAGATCAAGGAACTACTTTCAAAGCAAATGTCACTATAAAGGATACTACAGGTACTATTAGAGATATCTCTGGACATACTGCTCGTTCACAATTTAGAAGATCAGTTAAATCTTCAAATAGTTTTGCATTTGTTGCAACAATACCAAGTGGAACAGATGGAAATGTATTTCTTACAATGAATTCAAATACTACAACTAATGTCACAGCTGCTAGATATCTTTATGATATTGAATTAGTAGCAGACGCTGCTCCACACGAAGTTGAAAGAATAGCAGAAGGAATAGTTATAGTTACGCCGGAGATCACCAGATGAGTACAAGCAGACCAGCTTCAAGAACTGAACTTATAGCATATGCCAAAAGACAACTAGGTGATCCTGTTATAGAAATAAATACTGATCCGGATCAAGACGAAGATATATTGGAATTAAGTTTACAATTCTTTCAACAGTTTCATTTTGATGGTGTTGAAAGAATATATTTAAAACATCAAGTTACGGCAGATGATAGAACAAATAGATATATTGAACTTAATGATGCAATTATTGGTGTAGAAAGAGTATTGCCTTTTGATTCAAGAACAAGAGGCATTGATTTGTTTGATGTTAGATATCAAATATTACTAAATGATATTTATTCTTTACAATCAACTGATATTGTATATTATGTGCAAGTACAAAATCAATTATCTTTACTTAATCAAATGTTAGTGGGTCAAAAGCCTGTAAGATTTAATCGACATCAAAATAGATTGCATATTGATATGGATTGGGAAATGGATACATCTATTGGTGAATTTATATTGGTTGAGTGTTATAGAATATTGAACCCAGATACATATACTGATGTATATAACGATTTATATTTGAAAAAATATGTTACTGCACAAATGAAAAAACAATGGGGCAATAATCTTAAAAAATTTAATGGTGTTCAAATGCCAGGAGGAGTAACCTTGAATGGTCAAATTATATATGATGAAGCTATTCAAGAAATACAAAGTTTAGAACAAGAAGTAGAATCAAAATACCAAGAACCAGTTGACTTTTTTAGAATGTAATAATGACTATTAATCACTACTTTCAATCAGGCACAACTATTGGAAGAAGCTCTGAACAGCTTCTCCATGAAGATCTTATCATTGAATGTTTAAAAATTTATGGCTTTGAAATTTTTTACATGCCTAGATCAACTGTAAATTTAGACACAATTTTAAATGAAGATCCTTTAAATAAATACACACAAGCATATCCATTAGAAATGTATCTATCAGATGTTAATGGATTTACAGGTGAAGGTGACCTATTAACAAAATTTGGTGTTGAATTAAGAGATCAGGCTACCTTTACAGTTTCGAGAAGAAGATGGGACCAATCTGTTGCAAGAGCAGGAAGTGTTCAATTAGCAGCTCGTCCAGCTGAAGGAGATTTGTTATTCTTTCCAAAAACTAAATCATTTTTTGAAATAAGAAGAGTTGAAGGTACTGATCCATTTTTTCAATTAGGAAAATTATATGTTTACAATTTGTTCTGTGAATTGTATCAATATAGTTCTGAAAGAGTTAATACAGATAGGCTTGATGTTGATGACATAGAAAGAATAGATAGTTTAGATGTTAGAAACTTTGATATTCTTATGGAAGATGGAGATAGGGTTTTACTTGAATACACTTCAAATTCTTCAATGATGTTAGAAACCTTTAATATTGAAAATATAGATGATGCTGCACAAAATGATGCATTTAGTTTAGCAGCAGATGGTGTACTAGATTTCAGTGAAAAAAATCCATTTGGAGAATATAGATAATGTTAGAAAAATTTTATCACTCATCTATAAGAAAAGCTATTATTTCTTTTGGTAATCTTTTTAATAATATTTTTATAGATAGAAAAGATTCTGATGGTAATTTAATACAAACTTTAAAAGTTCCTTTAGCATACGCTCCAAGACAAAAGTTTTTAGCCAGGATAGAATCTATACCAGACACTGAAGTTAAAAAAGATGTACAAGTTTTATTACCAAGAATGGCATTTGAAATGATGTCTATTGGATATGATCCAAATAGAAGAGTAAGTTACATTCAACAGAATAGACAAATTAGTAATTCAAAAACAGCAGAAACTCAATATGCACCTTCACCATATAACATAGACGTTGCATTGTATTGTTATGTTAAAAATCAAGATGATGGATTACAAATAATTGAACAAATATTACCATATTTTAATCCAGATTTTAACTTGAGTATCACTGCAGTTCCAGAATTAAATTTAAAAAATGACTTACCAATAGTACTTGAAAATATAAGTTATGATGATCAATATGAAGGTGATTTTTACAGTAGACGAATGATAATATGGACATTAATGTTTACTATTAAACTTAATTTCTATGGTCCAATAACTAAACAAGGTCTTATTAATTTTGCTAAAGTTAATTACTTTAATGATAAAGAATTGCAAGAAAGAGTACAAAGATATTCTGTAAAAGCTGGAGCTGGTGAAACTTCGGGTAATGTAACTACCTTTGTTGAAGACTTTGAGGATTTCTAATGGATGATTTTAAAAAACTTGAAAAAATATTTAATATGGAACCTTTTGATGCTAACAAAGATATTCCAAAACCTCTTCCTTTAGCTAAAATAGAAGAAACTAGTAATGATAAAAAAGAAAGTGATTTTGATTTAACAAGAGAAACAATAAGAGATCTTATTAATACAAATAATGATGCAATAAAGGAGATGATATCAATTGCAAAGTCTTCAGAAAAAGGTAGAGATTTTGAAGTGGCTGGTCAATTAATGAAGACACAAAGTGAAACTGCCAAAGACTTATTGGATATTCATAAACAATTAAAGGACATTGAAGATGATAAGACTACTATTAAAACTCAAAATAATATCTTATTTACTGGATCGACTTCAGATCTTATCAAGCAAATTGAAGACAAAAGAAAAGAAGTAGTAGATGTCAAAACTAAAGAATAACTCTTATAATGGTAACAGTAATCTAAAACAGATTGGCTGGGAACATCAATACACAAAAGAGCAAGTTGAAGAAATTATAAGATGTGGTTCTGATCCAATTTATTTTATTGAATCTTATTGTCAAATAGTTTCTCTTGATTCAGGATTAGTGCCATTTAAGTTATATGAATGTCAAAAAGAAAAAGTAGCAACTATTATGGATAACAGAAAAGTTATCATAATGGAAGGACGCCAACAAGGTAAGACAATTACATCAGCTGCATGCATTCTTCATTACACATTATTCCAAACAAATAAGACAGTTGCTATTCTAGCTAACAAGTCAGCCTCCGCTAGAGAGGTTCTATACCGTTATCAAATAATGTATGAAAATCTACCGCTTTGGATGCAACAAGGTGTTAAGACGTGGAATAAAGGTGATGTGGAGTTAGAAAATGGAAGTAAGATATTTACTTCAGCTACTTCAATATCAGGTATTCGAGGTAAATCTGTTAACTGGTTATATATTGATGAAGCCGCAATTGTACCTAATAATGTTGCAGAAGAATTCTTTACTTCTACTTATCCTACTATTATGGCTGGTGAAACAACAAAAGTTTTAATGACATCTACGCCTTTAGGATATAATCATTTTTGGAAGTATTGGAATGATGCTGAAGAAAAAAGAAATGGTTTTACTAGTTTACAAATACCTTATTGGAAAATACCAGGAAGAGATGATGCTTGGGCAGATGAACAAAAAAAAGTACTTGGAGAACTTAAATTTAATCAAGAAGTTCTTTGTACATTCTTAGGGTCAAGTAACACTCTTATTAATTCTGATACAATTGCCAAACTTTCTGCCAAAACATATATTCACAGTAAAGATAATTTAGATATTTTAGAATCTCCAGAACAAAAACATTTTTATTTTATATCTGTTGATACTTCAAGAGGAGTGGGAGGAGACTTTTCAGCTTTTACTGTAATAGATTGTACTGAATATCCATTTAAGGTAGTTGCTAAATTTAAAGATAACAATATTACACCTTTATTATATCCTGATATAATTACAAAAGTTGCAAAGGATTATAATAATGCTTACATACTTGTTGAGATAAATGACATTGGACAACAAGTGGCTGATATAATTTATAATGATATTGAATATGAAAACATGATGTGGGTAGGACATGATTCAAAGTATGGACAATATCTTTCAACAAGTGGTAGAAATGCTGTCTTAGGAGTTAGAACTACTAAGCAAATAAAAAGAATAGGATGTTCAACTCTTAAATCATTAATAGAAGAAAACAAATTATTAATTTTTGATAGTGATATAATTTCTGAATTTTCAACTTTTGTTGAACAGAGAGGATCATTTCAAGCAGATGAAGGATATCATGACGATTTAACTATGTCATTAGTATTATTTTCTTGGGCCACAAATGATCCATTATTTAAAGACTTAACGAATTCTAATAATAGAGAGGCATTATATAAACAAAAAATGGTTCAAATAGAAGAAGAATTAACTCCATATGGTTTTTTTGATGATAATCAAGAACCAGCTTATGAAATTGTAAGTGGAGATATATGGTTAAAGGATAGTTACCAAAAAGATTATCAAGAATTCCTAAAAGAAAACTATTATAAATAAAAAAAGAAAAACATTTTTGTAATGATATTACATAAAATTATTTAAGGAGATTAATATGGCTTTCCAACTCTCACCAGGAGTTTTGGTTACTGAAAAAGACTTAACGCTGTTAGTTCCAGCTATATCAACCACTGCAGGTGGTTTTGTAGGAGCTTTTCAATGGGGTCCGGTAGATGAAGTAACCCTTATCGATTCTGAGACACAATTAGTAGATAGATTCCAAAGTCCTAACGATACAACTTTTGAATCTTACTTTACTGCTGCTAACTTTTTATCTTATGGAAATAACTTACAAGTTATAAGAACAGTAGTTAAAGGTAATAATAATGATGGTACTGGAGCACAAAATGCTGTTGCTAACATAACAGCAGGCGTTAGCAGAACCAGAGCACAAGTAGGAGCTAATGTTTTAATTAAAAACGAAGATGATTATGATAGTAATTTTTCTTCTGGAGGCACTACACGAGCATGGGCTGCTAAGTATCCAGGTGTTTTAGGTAATGCGTTAAAAGTATCATTATGTGATTCAAATACATATGCTAGTTGGGAATTTGTAAATAGTTTTCCTAATACACCAGCAACTTCAACATACGCCTCAACTAGAAATGGAACAAATGATGAAATGCATATTGCAGTTGTTGATGAAACAGGTGCATGGACAGGAACTGCTAATACAATATTAGAAAGATTTGAGTTAGTTTCAAAAGCATCAGATGCTAAACTTCCAGATGGTACATCAAACTTTTATCCAGAAGTTATTAATAAGAAATCCAAATATATTTGGTGGTTAGGACATACATCAAATGTAGAAACATTAGGAACTGTTTGGGGATCAGCGGCTCAAGATTCTACATTTAAGAGTACTAACAGTGGTAATGGAAATATTAACTTTTCCTTATCAAATGCTATTTCAAATGATAATTTAGTAGATGGCAATATAACTACTGCTTTAAACATATTTTTAAATGATGATTTATATGATATTTCACTTTTGCCATTAGGAAAAGCCTCACAACCATGGTAGCAGAACATGCTATTACTAATATAGCTGAAGTTAGAAAAGACTGTGTAGTCTTTATTTCACCAGAGTCAACTGATGTAGTAAACAATATAGGATCTGAAGCTACTGCTGTTACAGGCTTTAGAGATACATTACCTTCATCATCTTATGCAGTAATGGATTCTGGATACAAGTATCAATATGATAGATTCAATGATGTGTTCAGATATGTTCCATTAAATGGAGATACAGCAGGTCTTTGTGTAAGAACTGATTTTGTAGCAGATCCATTTTTCTCTCCAGCAGGATTCAATAGAGGTCAAGTTAAAGGTGTTACAAAACTTCCTTTCTCACCAAGAGCTACTGAAAGAGATATACTTTATAAAAAAGGAGTCAATCCAGTAGTCACCTTCCCTGGTAATGGTACAGTATTATTTGGCGATAAGACACTTCTTGCTAAACCTTCTGCATTTGATAGAATAAATGTTAGAAGATTGTTTATTGTATTAGAGAAATCAATAGCTACAGCAGCTAAGTTTCAACTATTCGAATTTAATGATACATTTACAAGAGCCCAATTTAGAAATCTTGTAGAACCCTTCCTTAGGGATATTCAAGGTAGAAGAGGTATTACAGATTTCAAAGTGGTTTGTGATGAATCCACCAACAACACTGGTGAGGTAATAGATAGAAATGAATTTGTTGCTGATATTTTCATAAAACCAGCAAGATCAATTAATTTTATTCAACTTAACTTTGTTGCAACGAGAACAGGTATCTCGTTTGATGAAGTTGGCGGTTAAAGGGAGATAACTAATGGCCACAGCATTTAATGTAGAACAATTTAAATCTGCCCTTACAAACGGTGGAGTTAGACCTAATCAATTTGCAGTACAACTTTCATTTCCAACATATGTAGCTGGAGCTGCTAATTCTGTAAGAAAATCACCATTTTTAGTGAACGTTGCAGAATTACCAGGACAAATAATTAATCCAGCAATTGTATTATATCGTGGAAGAGAAGTTAAATTTTCAGGTGATAGAATTTATGCACCATGGACAATTACTGTTCTTAATGATTCTTCAATGTCGATTAGATCTGGTATTGAGCAATGGATGGCAGGTATGGAAGATCTGCAAACGAAAGTGGGTAGACTCAATCCTGCTGTATATCAGAAAAACTTAGATGTATTTCAATTAGATAGAAATGGAAATGTTTTAAAGAGTTATCAGCTATTAGACTGTTTCCCTGTAGACCTTTCTCCTGTAGCATTAGACTTTGGAGCCAATGATCAGATATCAACGTTTACTATTACATGGCAATATCAGTCATTTGTAGTAACTGATTCTCCAACTAACTTTGGATCTGATGTATTGGGTGGTTTATTTAACATTTCAGTTTAAGGTTTATTTTTTATTATGGCACTTAACTTATTTGGGTTCACAATTGAACGTCAGAAGAAACCGGATTTTACTACACAATCAATAGTATCTCCGGTTTCTGAAGACGGAGCAATCACAGCTTCATCAGCAGGCTATTATGGCACTTTTGTAGACATAGACGCGTCAACAAGAAGTGAAGCTGACTTAATTTCAAGATATAGAGAAATAGCAGGTTATCCAGATTGTGATAATGCTATAGAAGAAATTATTTCTGAAGCAATTTCAGCAGTAGATAATGAAGATCCAGTTAAAATTAATTTAGATAATACAGGTTTATCAGAAAGTTTAAAGAAAACTATAACTTTTGAATTTGATAAAATAAAAAAACTTCTTGATTTTAATGACAAAGCACATGACATCTTCAGAAGATGGTATGTAGATGGAAAAATATATTATCAAAAATTAATCGATAAACAAAATACTACTAATGGTATACAAGAATTAAGATATATTGATCCTAGAAAAATAAAAAAAGTAAGACAAATAAAAAAGAAAAAAGATGTAAGTGGTGTAGATCTTGTAGAAAAAATTGAGGAGTATTTTGTTTATAATGAGAAAGGTCTATCTTATAGTCCAGGCATTCCTCCCACAAGTGATCAACAAGCAGGTATAAAAATTGCAGTAGATACTATTGCGTATTGTCCATCAGGTATAATGGATCTTCAGAGAAGTTTAGTAATTGGTTACCTTCATAAAGCTATAAAACCCGTTAATCAATTAAAAATGATGACTGATTCGTTAGTTATCTATAGGATAGCTAGAGCTCCAGAAAGAAGAATATTTTACATTGATGTTGGTAATCTTCCTAAGTTAAAAGCAGAACAGTATATGAGAGATATCATGGCAAGATATCGTAATAAAGTAGTTTATGATTCTGCCACTGGTGATGTTAAAGATGATCGAAAGTTCATGACAATGTTAGAAGACTTTTGGTTACCAAGAAGAGAAGGTGGAAGAGGAACTGAAATAACAACTTTGCCAGGCGGTTCAAATCTTGGCGAAATAGCTGACATTGAATATTTTCAAAATAAAGTTTATCAATCTTTAAATATTCCAGTATCTAGATTTCAACAATCATCTGGATTTAACTTTGGCCGCCAAGCAGAAATCACACACGAAGAAATTAAGTTTATTAAATTTATAAACAGATTAAGAAAAAAGTTTAATCATTTATTTACTGATCTATTAAGGACTCAACTTCTACTTAAAAATATTGTAACAGATTCTGATTTTGATGATCTAAAAGAAAATATAAGTTTTTCTTATGCGCAAGATCAATATTTTCAGGAAATGAAAGAAGCAGAAAATATGAGAAATAGAATTGATTTACTAACACAGATGCAACCATTTGTTGGTAGATTTTATTCTGATAATTACATTAAAAA